TATCACGAAGCTGTCTACATTCCTGAAAGACATGGTTGGAGTTGGAATCCTTATTCCGGATGAAGATCTTGAGGATTATGTAAGAGAAGTTGCCAACCTGCCGGAGAGAACGTTGTCAGATGATTCTAGAAATAAGGATGAACAGCGGGAAGCACAGAGAAGGTCGCCGGAAAAAGAAGGCAAAACATCAGAAGTTGAGCCTGAGGAAAATCAGGAAATCGAAGAAGCGAAGAAACGGTTAGGCAGGTGAACATATGCTGAAGATGCGGGCAAGGTCTCGAACGATTAAAAAAAGCGTAGAATCACAGAAGGTTCTTGAGGCCCTTGATAATTATCTTGAGAGTAACCTGGACGAGCCGATGAAATGGCTTGTAAGGTTCTGGAAAGATCAGGCAGCGGTAATGTTATACAAAGACCTTAGAGAAATTGTGATAGGAGAAGCGGATCCACAGAGCCTGTTCGACCAATGGTTCTCTGATTATTCCGTATTTCTTTCCTCGAAAATGACAGCATCATGGGAAAGTGCTTATTTTGCGGCGTGGAATTCAACAGCTGAATTTGTTGCTCTGGAAGAGAAGATTAGTTCAGAAATCTATGTGAGAGATTGGGTTATAAATCGAACGGGTAATTTGATTACGAATGTCTGTAGTGATCAGGTGAATGCAGTCCGCTATTTGATTGCAGAAGCGCAGTCGTTAGGCATGAGCAGCGATGAAACCGCTCGATATATCCGGCCAACTATTGGGTTGACAGAGAGACAGGCAGCAGCGAATCTGAGGCATTATAACAGTGTGAAGACTCAGTTGAGAGCAGATCATCCACGCATGAAAGAAGAATCTATTGAGAGAAAGGCCAGAACAGCGGCTGCGAAGTATGCTGAACGACAACAGCGATATAGAGCTGAAACGATTGCCAGGACAGAGATTGCACAGGCATACAATGCGGGAGCAGATGCTTTCATCAGAGAAGCCATGCGGCATGATTTGATGCCGGAAATGGAAAAAGAATGGGCAACTGCTCTGAATGGAAGAGTGTGCAAGGAGTGCCAGGCTCTTGAGGGCGTGCAGATTGGCATGGATGATAGTTTTGAAGCACAGTCAGGAAGAAAGAGTGTAACGGTTTCATTGCCGCCATTGCATCCTCGGTGCAAGTGTGCGGTCAAATATGTGGAGGTGACAGGTGAAAACATTTAATGAAATCATGAAGATAAGGGACGAACCGGAATCAAAAGAAACACCGGTTGAAAAGAAAAAATTTCAGATCAAGAAATCTGATGATGAAAAAATGCAGGCGTTCGGATGGGCCAGCGTAGCGCTCACTGAAAACGGAGAAGTATTGGAAGATTGGCAGCATGACATCATCGAACCAGAGGAACTTGAACAGGCGGCTTATAAATTTGTTAATTTGTACCGTGAGGGCGGAGAGATGCACGAAAGGGGCGGAGTTGCTTATCTGATCGAGAGCGTAGTGTTCACGGAAGAAAAGATGATGGCAATGGGAATCCCAGAAGGCGTCCTTCCTGTTGGATGGTGGATAGGTTTTCAGGTAACAGATGCTGATGTATGGGAAAAGGTTAAAAATGGAACTTATTCTATGTTCAGCATCGAAGGGGAAGCACAGAGAATTGAAGCGAAAGATGAAGAAACTGATCAATGAGCACCGGGGACGGTGCTTTTTTGATAAATAAATTGAAAGGAGGGAATGACTTGGCGACAAAACTAAAAGGCTTAAATGTGGGCAAAGTTGATTTCGTAGACCAGGGAGCAAATCAAAGAGCAGATATCAAAATCATTAAAAATAAGGATGGAGAAGAAGCTCAAAACCCTGAGATAGGTTTTTTTAAACGATTCCTGAACTGGGTTACAGGTGAACTGAGCAAGCCAGACTCAGAAATTGCGAAATCAGCAACAACATTCAATGAGCAGATCAACGCTGTCAGCATGGATGCGATCAGGGATGAAATCTGGTCCACTTGCTATGCACTGCAGAATTCACTGAACTCTATTCTGTGCGATGCAGAAATGGACAGTTCTGCGAAACAGGCTGCAATGGAAACAAGCACAGAACAGTTTGCGACGGCAATGAAAGGATATATCCCAAACTGGGCTTCAGGCACAGCGACGAATATCAGAAAGAATCTGGATATACCAGATGAAACAGATCTTCAGATGGTTATGAAGGCGCATAAGAATCTGACAGATATTATTGAAAAATCAAACGAAGATAATGAGAAAGGGGAATTGGAAGACATGCTTAAAATCAACAAGTCTAAAATGACCGCAGAAGAAAGGGCTGCTTATGAAGAGCTGATCAAGAAATATGCAGTAGAAACAGAGGAACAGACAGAAGAACCTGTTGGAAAGAGCGCATCTGCAACAGAAGAACCGGATATTGTAGATGATTCCGGAGTTACGAAAACTCAGAAGTCAGTAACACCGCCACCAGCAGCACCTACAACAGAGACAAGTGCAGACACCGGAGATGATATCTACAAAGGATTACATCCTGCTGTAAGAGCAAGATTAGAGGCTCTGGAAAAGAGAGCGGCAGAAGCAGAAGAAAGAGAGCTTCTTGATGTCGCAAAGAAATATGAGATTGTCGGAGAAAAGCCGGAAGAATTAGTGAAAACTCTGAAGTCTTTAAAGGATGCAGGCGGAACCGCATACAATGATATGATTAGCGTTCTGGACAGAAGCGTTGCTATGGTTGAGAAGTCTGGCGTATTTAGCGAAATTGGGAAGTCCTTCTCAGGCAATCCTGTAGCATCTATTAAGAAGTCTGCAGCAGAAAGTAAGATCGACACTATTGCAAAGGGCTACATGGAAAAAGACTCTGCTCTGACATATAGTGCAGCTCTTGCAAAAGCGTGGGAGGATCATCCAGAACTCTTGGATGAGTATGAAACGGAAGCAGGATATTAAGAAAGGAGTAAGATTTGATGGGAAAAAATTTTAATGGAACAATGATCAATCAGTCTGTAACAATTGCAGAAAAGGCAGGAGCTGATATTGCAGATGTCCGCAATCTTATTCTGAAATATGATGAAGATGGAAATGTAGTGATCGCCGCAAATGGAACGGCACCCCTGCTCGGCTTATCCATTATCGAAGGTGGATACAATGATATTTCTGGAGTAGAATCCGGAAAGGTTGTAAAAGGTGATGATCTTGAGATTCAGATCAAGGACATCGGATTTGCTATTGCTTCTGCGGAAATTAAAAAAGGGCAGGAAGTAACAGCTACGACCGGAGGTAAGGCAGCAGTTGCAAAAGCTGGCGAATATGTAATTGGCGTAGCTCTTAATTCTGTAGCTGCCGGTGGATACTGCAAAGTTCAGATTACAAAATATCAGAAAGCAAAAGCGTAAAAGGAGGAAATGATAATGGGAAGAAGTACAACAGCAGGAATCCAGGCCGAAATCGCAAAAGGCGTTTTTAGACCACACACAGCACTTACCAATATGGCATTGGCTTATTACCAGAATGCCAGCAATTATTTTGCAAAAGCTATTTTCCCGACTTGTCCGGTAAGTCTTTCTTCTGACAATTATTACATTTTCAGTAGGGAAGATCTTCTGAGAGATAACTGGCAGAGAAAACCGGCATATGGAAAAGTATCTCCTACAGTAATTGGAGAGGCAACAGAGACATATGTTTGCCATGTTGACCAGATGATTATGGGAATCGACCAGATTCGCCAGACTGACCTTACAAGACGTCAGGGACCATCTGTTATCCAGCCGAAGCAGCAGCGTACCAGAACTATTGCTGAGCAGGCAAATATCCATCAGGATAGATTGTTCGCTGAAAAGTATTTCAAAGCCGGAGCATGGAAAAACGAAAAAGAAGGCGTTGATTCAACAGCTCCAAGCACCGGACAGTTTATCAAATTCTCAAATGACAATTCAGATCCGATTGCATTCGTAGATAATGAAAAAACGGAAATGAATCAGATCAGCGGGCGCACACCGAACCGTATGGCTCTTGGCATTAATGTATTTAATTCACTTAAAGTTCATCCGGCAGTTCTGGAAAGGGTAAAATATGGTGGAAGTACAGCTAATCCGGCATCTGTAACAGAAAATGTTCTGGCACAGCTGTTTGAGGTAGAAAAAGTTGCAGTGCTGAGATCTATAATGAATAAGGCTGATATGGGAGCTGATGAAGATATGCAGTATATCGGAGATCCGAACGCATTTCTACTGGCTTATGCAACTAACACACCGAGTATCGATGAACCGTCTGCAGGTTATATCTTCACATGGGATATGCTCGGCAATGGACAGATGCTTCCGATCCTGAACTATCTTGGAGAGAATGGCACACATACCGAGTACATTGAAGGCCTTATGGCGACAGATATGAAGAAGACATCTGACGATCTTGCAAGATTTTATAAAGCCGCAGTTTAAGGAGGAACCTATGAAACTTGTTGCAAACAAGCCATGCAATCTAAATGGAAAGAAATATTTCATTGGTGAAGAAGTCCCGGTTGAAGAAGTGGTTGATTACGCCAGTTTAGTAAAGATGGGGCTGTTATCAGTGATTCATGACGCTGTTCCGGAGGATAATCTTGAAGAATGTGTTGCTATGGTAGGAGAGGTAAGCTTTTCTATTCCAATTGTCAAAGGTAACGAGACGATTGATTTGGACGTTACAGAGCCTCAGATGCAGGATGCAGTAAAAACTATGCAGATGAGTGCAGATGCTGCTGTAGCTCATATTAGAGGGGATATTGAGGACGATACAACGCTTATTATCATCAATGCTCTTGACTCCAGAGCAACCGTAAAAAAAGCAGCAGAGTCAAAAGCCAAAAATCTCATTGAACAGGAAGAAAGTAAAGGTGATGCCTGATGGCAGGAACTTATACATATGAACCTGCCATGATCACATCATATGGGAAAGACCGAATGAGGTTTGAACTTGGAGATGTGATGGTAGATGGAAAAGAGAGAACTTGTGCATTGTCAGACGAGGAATACATCGTTTTGTGTGATGATGTTCAGTCTGCGAAAGATTGGAAACGGGCAAAATTAAAGTGCCTTGAAAGCATATTCCGCAGGTTTTCTTTTGAACCTGATACAACGGTTGGCCCTACATCATTCAAATTTGGTGATAGGGCTAAATTGTGGCAGGAAGAATATGAGAAGCTGAAGAAAGACCTGAAACTTGCTTCCGTATCCCCATCGGCTATTCTGATGAATGCCGGAGATACAAGTAAACAGCCACCACCGTATTTCTATAACGGAATGATGAGCCATGAAGAGAGCGAAGGTGATGACATATGATAAGCCCATTTGGCCTAATGTATCTAAGACCGGGAAATTTATGGACGGATTTTGTGGTAAGACGAAAGAGCATTCGCAACATACTCGGACATCCTGTGTCAGATTTTGAAGCGAAAGGCGAGATATCAGGAATACTTGCTGAAGCATCTACACATGAATCTGAAAGGATGAAACACAGGTGGGATCAGGAACAGCATTCCTTAACCCACACTCTTGTTATCCGGGATTCTGCAGATGTAAAGCAGGGAGACTATTTAACCACCGCAGGGAGAACCTTTCTCGTTCTCCTGTTTGAGGATCCCGGAAACCTTGGAGCAACTGGCTTAATATATCTTGAAGAAAGGAATGATCTGAAATGACACCTGCCGAAGCAGCAGAAGCAGTAAAAGTTCAAGTTCAAACAGACAAGGAACGGATAGAGCAGCAGGTGATCGCAAGATATCCAAGGGCTTCAAATGCCCTTAGAAATGCTGCATTATCTGTACTGGCAAATCCAAGCCCGTCAGCTCCGGGCAGTCCACCGGGTGTTCGGAGCGGACATTTAAAAAATAACTGGCATATGAGCGGCGGTGCGGTATGCATTACTTCAGGTATGGGATATGCTGGCTATCTGGAACATGGTACCAGAAAGATGGCGGCCCGTCCTTTTGTTGACAAAATACAGCAGACGGCATTGCCGAATATCATGGCTATATTTGCAGAGATAGGAGGCTGACATGCTGATTAATCATATTGAACGAATAGAATTCGATGTGAACGAAGTACGCAGAGGAACACTCATATATGCAAAGCACAGAACATGGAAAGAAGGAATATCTGGCATTGTTTATCATGCTTCTGAGGAACGGATCACAGTCATGTTTCCGAATGAGAAGACAAATACCCAGAATCATTTCTTCATACCTGTTTCAGAAGTTTATAAAAATGAGTGGGAAATAAGATATTCGGGCGATGGTCTTCGTACTGTTCAGGAATACAAGGAGGCTGCGGATGAATCTTAGCGAACTGATTTTTAAACGTCTCTCTGCAGACGAAAATTTGCAGACAATGCTTGCTACATATGCCGGAGCACCTGCAATATTTGATTCTGAGTTTCCGGCAGACCAGCAGGAAGGATGGGAAGGAGCCACGCAGTATCCGAGGATATGCTACCGTATCGATATGCAGGTCAATCAGGAACGATCATCGGCGGGAACCTTGTATGTTGCAATGTATACGGATAAAACCAGTACGATAATTGAAGATATTGAAACAGCTGTGAAGCACTGTCTTCAGGACGTCCTGATGAAGCCGGCAGGAGAAGCACCGTTTTGCGTGGCATGGGCGCGCACAGAATCGTATGCGATTGAGGGAAAAGAGGTGTGGTGCAAAGAAATGGCATTTGACATCCTCGAATACTCAGAGCAATTCAGCACGGATCCTGATCCGGTTCTTGCGGTAGCTGCGTATATCAAAAAGATATTTCCAGAAACAATTGTGCTTGGCATAGACAATGTTGGAGATTTTGTCGAAACCTCTAAAACGCCAGTGTTCTATTGTAGGTTGGCACATTTAGCGCATACAACAGGGCATTGCATGAATACGATTTCATGGTTTATAGGGAAAATCGCAGTACATCTGATTTATCCGGGAGCTGGCACAAGGTTAAAGACACTTGCATCTATCAATCAGAAGGTAGCCATAGATGAGGAGATAATCATGCTGGATGACTCCCCTATGACTATTCAGGGATTAGAACTGAATAATAAGTCAGATTACCTCAGAGAGGGACAGCTGACTATAACTGGTAAATATGGATGTCTCAGATGCAGTGTGAAAAAACATAATATTGCAAGAATAGGCATGGAATTCACAAATTGAAAGGAGAAGCAATGGCAGAAACAAAGAAAACAAATGCTCCGGAAGAAACAAAAGAAGTTCTTCCGGCAGAGAAAGAAACGGAATATGGGGTAGATGAGCTGATTGCCGCACGCGATCAGCTTTTTTCTTGCCCTGATTGCGCGATGGTGGCACTGAAACTGTCAAAAAAGAAAAGCATGACTGTTTCAGAAGCCGAGAAGCTTGTCGAAGAATTTATGAAGAAGGAGGTCAAATAATGGCGGAATATTTCCAGATTCCTGAAGTAGGTACAAAAGTTCGACCAGGAAGTTATTTCAACGTAGATAAGAATGGTGACGATGATTCTTTCGGGGCAATTGACGGAGTTGTTGTAGCTGTGTTTAAAGCAACGTTTGGACCAGTAGATAAAGTAACAGTCTTAGAGAGAGGAGACGATTACACAACAATCTACGGAGATGGATTAACGACTGACCTGATTCGTGAAGTTCTGTATGGTGGTGCAAAGAAAGTTATTTGCTGTCGCCTTAATGGAACGGGCGGAGCTGTGGCGAGCGTAAGTCTTACAGCTGCAACTGGAAAAGTTAAGATCACAGCAAAACATCCAGGAGAGATGCCATTTTCTGTAACTATTAGAAACCGCTTAACTGACAAAGACAGGAAAGAATGCATTATCTATACAGGAACTACTGAATTTGAAAAAGTATATTTTTCAGCAGGCGATAATGAAGCTGCAAGTCTTGTAAGTGCTTTTGCAAATTCAAAGAATTTCACGGCTAATCTTGAAGAATCTGCAAAAGGAATCATGACTAATGTGAATCAGACAGCGTTTACGGGAGGAAAGAATCCTACAGTAGCAACTGCCAATTATTCAGCTGCTTTTTCACAGGCAGAAAAATATTTCTTCAATACAATTTGTGTTGATACAGAAGATACAGCAGTACATGCGCTGTTACAGGCATTTCTGGACAGAATTTATGAAACCAGTCAATTTGGGATTGGAGTTGTTGCAGAGAAAGATAACAAAGATTTAGACGAAAGAATGAATGCGGCAGCAGGATTTGATGGTGAGAATATAGTTTATGTTCTCAATCCAAAAGTCTTTATCAATGAGGGAACTCTGGATGGATATCAGACTGCCGGCTTGATTGCTGGACTTATTGCAGCAACTCCTGCAAATCAGGCAGTGACTCATATGGTGATTACTCGATATGTAGATCTTGCAGAACCGCTTACAAATACTCAGATTATAAAAGCGGAACTGAAGGGATGCTTGGTTCTTAGTAAGTCTACAGAAGATGAGGTATGGATTGATGCTGGAATCAATACACTGATCAATCTTCCAGATAACAAAGATAAAGGTTGGAAGAAAATCCGCCGTGTAAGAACAAGATATGAGTTATTGTACAGAGCAAATGCCCAGTCCGACGCTTTAGTTGGAAAAGTCGATCCTGATAAAAATGGAAAAGCCACTATTATTGGAAAAATTCAGGGAATTATCAATGCCATGATCAAAGAAAAAAAATTAACAGCAGGAACAGTAACTGAGAGCACGACTTATATTGCAGACGCAGATAACTGTTATTTTGACCTTGATATCATTGATAAGGATTCTGCGGAACATATTTACTCATTCTATAAGTTTAGATTCAGTACCAATGCAGAGTAAAGGAGGAAAGGTGAATGTTAAATACAAGTGCTGCAACAGACGCGAGACATAGTCGTTCAGGTAAAGATGCCATGCTTTACAATGCAGATGGGGTTCCGTTTGCGCAGGTAAGCAGTTTTCAGTCGAAAACATCTTTTAATAATACCAAATATCAGCCATTAGGACAGAACAGAGAACTGGAAACAAACAATACTATTGGAGTCACGATTACAATTTCGGAGATCGTTGTTCTGGATGGCGAATTATTCAACAATGTTGTTAGTGCGGTAAATAAAGGAGAAAGCCCG